GATTGTTTATTTAACAGGAGGTATTTACAAAAATTGGCCTTATACAACAAGGAATGAAAACAATCAACAAAAAATAAAACGCATGTACAATATAATCAAGAAAATGGCAATGGGTTATTTCGGGATGCCATGGGATTACAGAGGCTTTGAAAGACAAATATCAACAAACGATCTTGTGGAATTGTTCGAGATAATAGCCAATGATGCGAGGAACAATATAAGTGGAATAGATGCAGAATTCGAAGAAATAGTTCAAAATGTGAGAGAATCATTTTACAAATCAACAATAATTAGTGTTGAAAAAGATCAAGTGTTTGATGTTACAGGTGGATTACCATCAGGATTATATCTAACAAGTATATGTGGAGACGCATTTAGTATCACAGCTGCACATGCAACACAGAAAATATTATTAGCAATAAGTGGGCAACAAATCCAGATGGATGATATAGATGTACTAGGAGATGACAACAATGTCATGAGCAAACACGTGCCATTGTTGCAATTAAGTGATTGGATAATGAGAAGGATGAATTATCAAGCGGCAGATGGAAAATTCGGTATCCTGGAATCAAATACTGAATTTTTGCGCGTAAATTATAGCGGACTTTCAGCAAACGGTTATCCTGCAAGATGTGTAGCAGGGATTGTTGAGCGCAAACCATGGACAGATACGCCACTCAAGGAGACAGATGTGATCGAAGCTGTATTGGGAGCATGTGCAACAATGCAGCGGCGTGGACTGGAAAACATGATAGGGAAAGATGAATTATTATTAAGGATATGGGCAAAGAAAAACAAAATAAAATTTGACGAATGTGTTGCTACAATTTCATCAAATGGATTGGGAATAAAACTACCCAACAAGATATTTCATGACATAAGAGTGCGAATAGGAAAGAGAATGACAGCAATAACAAAGCCAAAAGTAGATATAAAGACAAAGTTTAGACAAAACAAACTTAACGAGACGGCACAAAAATATTCGATACCAATTGATATTGCTATAATTGAGAGAGTTGCACAACAGGAAGCAAATTCAATAGTGATCAGTGACCAGATAGGTGAATACGGTAAAAATTACAGAAAGAATTGGCAACATGAGATGAAAATAAATTATAACAAGACAAAGATTGTGAGAGAACACAAAATATCAGTTCGTGTGAATGAGGAACCACAAACAACGATTGAAAGAATAATAAATAACATAATCAACGAACCAAACAATACAAAAACAAACAAAATAGGCAAAGAGACAAGTTATGGAATGTACAGACGTATAAAGCCAGAACTCGCAGCAGGTAGAAAATTGATAGATGTAGATACAATATACAATGAATGGGAGGAAGAAAATTATAAAAATTACAAAAATGATATTAAAAGGTTGAGAAATCACATGACAACAGCGAAGGC